GAACAAGCCGAAGCGTAAAATTGTGGAGCGTGGGCAGGATGGTCGAGCAATTGGCGTCATTGAAATAGAAACGGATTAAATATGGCTGTTAATTACAGAGCGTCACTAAAAACAACGCGCATGACTGCGGCTAGGGATGATATTGATTCTGGCACCGGCGCTGGTACGCTTGAAATATGCACATCGGGCTATGCTTTGGTGCTGGCTACGTTTACATGCAACGACCCATGCGGCACAGTAAGCGGAGATGTTTTGTCGTTTTCTGGACTGACGAAAACAGCGACTGCCGGAAATACTGGAACTGCCGTCATTGCGCGGTTCAAGAACAGTTCAGGCACGGACATTGTGACTGGCCTGACCGTTGGAACGTCCGGCACTGATATTATTATCAGCCCGTCAACCTCGATTACATCGGGGCAAACCGTCGAGTGGACGGCTGGAAGTATTACGCATAGCGCATAAGGTGAAATATGTCAGATAACGTAATTTTGCCGGGAACAGGGGAATCAGTCGCCACTGATGATATTGGCGGCGCTCAATATCAGCGAATCAAAATAACTGATGGTCTCGCAGATTCTACCGTTCCCATGCGTGTGCGTGACATTAACCCGTTGGCGTCCGACGCTGGAGCCATTGTTCGTCAAGCGCCGTGCGACGTTTGGTCTGTAGGTTTTGCCGCAAGCGGTTCTAGTCTGTTAGCGACGGAACTCACTCAAAGACGACTAGGCACTGGAAAGGGCGTCACTCAGGGTTCCAGCAACCTCTTAGTGACGACCGGCACGACGGCAAACAGTGAATTTCTAGCACGAAGCACACAATCATTTCGGGGTGCTTTTACTGCACGCGCTAAAACCATTTTAAGTCAGAGGATCGCTAACAACAACTTTGTGGCAATGATGGCTGATTTAATTGGTGAGGGGTTATCCTGTACGATTAACTCAGCCACTAGTATTACAGTTACAAAAACCGCACATGGATTTACTGCTCAAAACGTAGGTCAATTTATGTTTGTTGGCGCCATCAACGGCGCTAACGGAGTTCCGGGGCGTTACGCTATTGCTTCAGTTCCTACCGCCGACACAATAAATTTTACTGTTGCTGGCTGGCCTGCCTCTGGCTCTTGTACTGTCGATCTTTTCGGCTGGAATTACATTAGAACGCTTTACACCGGCACCACTGCGACCAATGCAGCGGTTGACGCGCAGCGGCGCGGATGGAACTCTGGCGACACAACGGCGACAATTAACACTACAGCCTCGCCGGGGCATGTAATTCAGATGTTTGTTGATGGTCGTAACGTGAGTTGGGCAGATACGACTGTCGCGTCAAGCACTGCGCCGACTGTTACAACTCGCGCTAGTCGGATTGAGAACATTCCTGACGATGACGTAGAGCTGTACTTCTACTTGTGGAGCTTCAACGGCACAACCGCGCCGGCAAGCACTACAACGTGGACGGTTGGATTCATCGCGGTCGAGGATACAGTCAATGTACCAACTTTCATAGCGGGGGTTAGACCGTTAGGCGGTCAAGCCCCGTTACCTGTTAGCGGGACGTTTTTCCAAGCCACACAACCTGTGTCCGGCACGGTTACTGCCAACATTGGCACGGGTTCGCTTGGCGCGGGAACAAACCGTATCGGCAGTGTGGCTGCGGCTGGTATCTGGTTTGACGATAGCAACACGGTGCTTGCTGCTGCGGCTACGTTCACAGGCACATCACGCGACCTGACCGTCACGGCCACGGCAACAGCTTTTGCCAACGCTGCGACCTATGCCAAAGAATTGGTCGTTTCTGCTGAGTCGGACCAGTCGGGCACGCTGTGGCTTGAGGCTTCACGCGACAACACCAACTGGCGGCGCATTAAGTCTGTGCCTACGGCTGCGGTCACTGGCGGTGGTCAATTTGCTGAGATTGTTCACAGACCCTCATGGCGGTATGCCCGCGTCGGGTTTACTAACGGAGCAACGCTGCAAACGCGGTTCACCATTGGAACGATTTTGACTGCAATTTAATATGAATCCTCCTACATTCGACCCAAACATTGCCCACATCCGCGATGGTGAGGATGTTTACCAAGTGCTCAACGCCGAAGGTACAGATTGGGACGAAGAAGCAACCCGCGCAGGATTCTCGACAGGCATCACAATTATGGTGACTGGCGGACAAGGATTAACAAATAATACAGCGGTAACAGCAGGTGATGTTACCGGGTTTACACTTCATGCTTAAAGGGAAAACATGACTATTCAGCAAATTTTGGAAATGGCTAATCGTCGTATTGCATATTTACAGCAAAACAGAATAGCTGCCGAACGTATTGGCGATATTGATACGGTGACTCGTATTGACAATGAGATTACACAAACCGAAGAAACCATAACAAAGCTTCAATCTTTACTAGATTAAAATATGCTACTGCTGCTGTTTAACCAGCCGGTAAGTAGTAATCCAACATTAAATCTCGGCGCGACCGAAGGGTCTGACGTTGCGTCATTTACCGTTGGTGTTGTAAGCGCAAACCCGACTGTATCTCTTGGCGCAACAGAAAGTCCAGATATAGCGTCATTTTCACTTTTGAACAAAGACGCAGTTATACCTAGCGGTCATTATGGCGCATGGTGGCTGGATAAGTACAAGAAGATGTGGGAAAAACCTCAGATCAAAGAGATCATCGAGGAAATAAAAGAAAACCCGCAAATCATCGAAGAAATACCGGAAGTAAAAGCCGAGATAATTGAAAAATACCCAGAGCTTGACTATCAATTTTTGCAAAACAATATAAAATTACAAAGAATAGTTGCAAATCTGATACAAAAGCAAATAGAAAACGCAATAGAAGAGGACGACCTGGAGGTTTTATTATTATGAGCAAGGGCAGCAAACAAAGACCGACTGATCACGATGTTTTTTCAGAGAATTTCGACAAGATTTTCACTGGAAAGCCTATTCGGGGAAGTTTCATCCAAGACCCTGAAACTGGCGAACTGGTGCCGAAAGATCAATATTACGCACCGTCGAATGCTTCGCACTATGTCATGCCAGACATTCAACCTTACCAAAGCATGCAGACCGGCGAGATGATTACATCAAGAAGCCATCACCGGGCGCACATGAAACAACACGGCTTAATTGAAATCGGCAACGAGATCAAAACAGCAATGACGAAACAACAGCCCCGTGACGACCGGGAATCGAGAAAACGCGCCATTGCCGAAGTGATGGCATCGAGAGGTTATTAGCGCCCCCACTGGCTTATTGTGTCCGCAGAGATGCGCCACGCCGACCGGAAGGTGGATATTCTGGGCGGCACAGATAGGAAAACCCTACCATGAGTGATTTACGTACCGCATTAGAAGAAGCATTCGCAGAAAAAGCCGAGGAAAGCCCGGAAGTTAAGCCGGAGCCAACACCAGAACCAACACCAGAACCGGAACAGACCGAACAGCCCCGTGACGAAGCGGGAAAATTTGCAAAAGAGATCGAGCAAACAGAACAAGCAGAACCTGCCCCACGCAAAGCCCCGTCAAGCTGGAAACCGGCGGCGCAAGAAGCTTTCCTGAAAGCTGATCGTGGCGAAGCCTTGACGCCGGAGGAAATCAAGCTTCTAACAGCAGAAGCAGAGCGGCGCGAATCTGACTTTCACAAAGGCGTGTCAGAATTCAAGTCACACAGCGAACGCGCAAAAGCCTACGATGCTGCCATTGCTCCGTACCAGGCTCATTTACAAAGATTAGGCGTAGATGCACCGACCGCCATTTCTGCCCTGATGCGTGCCGATACCATTCTTAGAACATCAGACCCGGCGACAAAAGCGCAGTATTTTTCCCAGTTGGCCAGAGAATATGGCATTGACCTGAACAGCGTACAAGAACCGCCACAACTCGACCCACAAACAAATTATTTAATGAGCGAGCTGCAACAGTTGCGTAATCAGCAACAAATGTGGCAAAATCAGATACAACAGCAAGAGCATGCTAGGGCTAATTCTGAATTAACCAAGTTTGCGACTGCTGACAAAGCGCACTTCGAGGCAGTGCGTAACGATATGGCAGATTTGCTGGAAACCGGCAAAGCACAATCGTTAGAACAAGCCTACGATATGGCTGTTTGGATGCGTCAAGATATCAGGCAATCCCTGTTAGATCAGCAACGCGCAGAAGCCCAAAAGAAAGCATTAGAGCAAGCACAAGCGCAAAAAGCGAGAACCGCTGCGGTAAGTGTGAAAGGCTCTAGTCCTGTTTCTGGTGGGGTTCAGCCCGGTACTAAAGGTTCGCTGCGTGACATTATTGCAGCGCAATTTGATTCTAACTGAAAGGATAGCCGATCATGGCCACTTTTGCAGGTTTAAGCGACGTTATCGCAACCACCATTCAATCTCGTTCCGGCACTTTAGCCGACAACACCACCAACAACAACGCACTGTTATACAAACTCAAAGAGCGCGGTAACGTCAAGCCGTTTTCTGGCGGTAACGTTATTCTCCAAGAGGTTATGTATAACGATTCGGCAACAGAAAATGCTGGCTCTTTCTCAGGGTATGACATTATCGACATTACCCCGAACAGCCCAATTTCTTCTGCTCAGTTTGACATTAAGCAATATGCCGCTGCTGTCTCAATGAGCGGTCTGGAAGTGCTGCAAAATGCTGGCAAAGAGCAGATCATCGACTTGCTAGAAGGTCGCGTTCAGGTTGCAGAAGCTCAACTGATGAACGATATCAGCGCTGGTATTTACTCAGACGGCACGGGCAACGGCGGTAAAGACATCACCGGCTTGGCTTTAGCGGTAGCGGCCTCGCCCGGTTCTGGTACTTACGGCGGCATTAACCGTACTAACTTCTCGTTCTGGCGTAACGTAGCTTTTGATGCCACTACTGACGGCGGCGCTGCTGCTTCGGTTGCTAACATTCAATCGTACATGAACCGGGTTGCTGTTCAATTGGTGCGCGGTGCAGATCGCCCTGACATTATCGTTGCTGGTAATAACTACTATCGTTTCTATCTGGAATCGTTGCAAGCAATTCAGCGTATCACTTCTGAAACGTCAGCCGGTGCTGGTTTCACTAGCCTGAAATACTTTGGCGCTGGTTTCAACTGCGATGTGTATTTGGATGGTGGTATCGGTGGTCAATTGAACACGAACCGCATGTACTTCTTGAATACTAAATATCTGTTCTTCCGTCCCCACCGTGACCGTAACTTTGTGACTATTGGCGGTGATCGTATGTCCGTCAACCAAGACGCAATGGTGCGCTTGATTGGCTGGGCAGGTAACTTGACAAGCTCCGGCCCTCGTTATCAAGGCGTTCTGACTGACTAAATAAACGGGGCGTAAGCCCCTATTTCTGAAAGGAATTAAAATGGCTGCACCGTTTACCGTTTCCCCGGTTTTGGGGTGTGATTTCAATACCATCACTCTTGCCGCTGATGTTGGCCCCACTTCTGGCGCAGAAGATGCCCCGCAATTGGGTACTCAAGCTTTTGGTTCTGATGGTCGTCGTTATGTTTATGCACAAGCTAACGCGACTATTACCGCCTCGACCGCGGTATGTACCGTCAACGCCACCACGTTTTTAGTGACTGCTACGGGCGGTTCATACCGTTCGCCTGCGGTTGCTATGGCTACTGGTGATCGCGGCTGGTTCTCTATCGCATCTGTTTAAGGAGTAGATTATGAGCTACCCTTCACGGTGTATGGGTGTCGGAATGGCTGCTGCACTAACCGAACAGGTGTGCGGCGACGTTCAAGACAACGTGACCGCTGCGGGTTCAACTCAAGGCACGGCAACCCTAGTAACTGGCGCTCATGTCATAGTAACGACAGCGGCAGCCAGTACTGGTGTTATTTTGCCTCCGGCTGAACCTGGTGCAGAGGTTACTGTGAAAAACCTTGGGGCTAACGCTGTCTTAGTCTATCCGGCAACGGGTGGTGCTATTAACGCTTTAGCTGCTAATGCTGGTTTTTCAGTTGCGGCTGCTGGTCAAGGTCGTTTTTTAGGTCGAAATAACCTTAACTGGGTTACGTATTAAGGGCAGGGGCTTTATGCCCCTGTTTTATCAACGCCTTCGGGCATTTTTAGAAAGTCGATATGAGCAATCCTCAATCCGGCAGTTTTGTAGAGTTTTTCATGGAATCCGTTGAGCTAAAGTACGAAAGCGAAAAGGCTGGCCGTCCTATTTTTAAGGAAATGCCTTTCATTCGTATTCAACACCCCGGTGATCGTTTGAACATTCTTGAAGTAAAAGCAGACGATCACTACAAGCAAAAATATAACCGCCAGTGGCGTGAATTTGAAGCTGGACTGGCTGGCGAAGTGATCGGAACGCCTTTGTCACAATGGCCGCAGGTAACAAAGTCGCAGTGTAAAGAAGCCGAGTATTTTGGCATTCGCACTGTTGAAAACTTGGCCGAAGTCAACGATGCTGCATTACAGCGTATTGGTATCGGCTGGATGGAATTACGCAAGAAAGCGCGTGATTATCTTGCGGCTGCGGCAGGGAATGCGCCGATTAGCGCATTGCAGGCTGAAAACGAAAAGCTAAAGCAAGAGTTTGAAGCGCTGAAAGCTTCATTGCAAAACCCTGAAATCAAACGCAAACGACAAATCAAAGAGGAAGTCGAGGAATAAATGAATTACACCCTGCTCGAACTGATACAACAAGTCACCGGCGAGTTGGGGTTATCAAGTCCGAGCTTTGTTGTCGGCAATACAGACCCGCAGATCGTGCAATTGCTGGCGCTGACAAACAGGCTTGGGCGCGACATTTCTCGGCAGTATGAATGGCAGAAGCTAAATAAAGAGTACAGCTTCACCACAGTACAGGGGCAGTCGCAATATGCACTGCCTACTGACTGGCTCAGACAAATACCGCAGACTGAGTGGGACAGAACGTCACAATGGCCGCTCATAGGTCCTGCGACTACTCAAGAGTGGCAAATATACAAATCAGCCATCATCAGCCAAGGCCCCAATCTTCGTTTCAGAATAGCAAATAACTTCGTCGAGGTTGACCCTGCGACTGGTGGACTTAACCTTTCGTTTTTCTATGTCTCGAAAAACTGGATTGATGCTGGCGGCGGTGTTTATCGGTACAAGTACCAAGCTGACACAGACGTGTCAATGTTTGATGATTCGCTGATGCTGACTGGTCTCAAGGTGCAATGGAAAGCCGCGAAGGGCTTGGATGCAAGTTTTGACGTTTCCGAGTTTCGCGCCATGTTTGATACCATAAAAGCGCAGGATAAATCGGCACAAAAATTGTCACTCGGCTCATTCCCGCGTAATATTCTATTGACCGAGTGGAACATTCAAGACGGAAATTTCCCAGGCTGATATGGCAACAGCACGCGCCACCTCTATTCCCGCCCCTGTCGGTGGTCTCAATGACCGCGATAGCATTGCCGACATGCCTGCTCAGTATGCGCCTATTTTGGAAAACTGGTGGCCATATCCGGGCTATTTGGGCATCAGAAAAGGTAGCGCAAACCACGTTACCGGCTTTACAAACCCGGTACAAACGCTGGTTGAGTATCTTCCAACGTCAGGCGTATCTAAACTATTTGCTGCGGCTGGCGGGTCTATATTTGACGTTTCAACTGCTGGAACGGTTGGCGCAGCAGTTGTTACCGGCCAGACTTCGGCTCAGTGGCAAGATGCTAACGTGACGACCGCCGGCGGGTCTTTTCTGTACCTGGTCAACGGGGTAGATAAACCGCAGTTATTCAACGGCACCACTTGGACGGCTATCGACGGTGCGTCGTCGCCTTCAATTACTGGTGTTACAACTACCAGTTTGGTGCATGTTTGCGTGTTTAAGTCGAGGTTGTACTTTGTCGTTAAAAACAGTATGACGGTGGCATTTCTGCCGGTTGGTCAGGTTGGGGGCGCTGCTGGCACTCTCGACCTATCCAGCGTGTTTAGGAATGGCGGTTCAATTCAAGCCTGTTATACGTGGACAGTTGACGCTGGCGCTGGCGCTGACGATCACTTTGTCGTGCTATCGACTAATGGCGAGGTTGCGGTGTACCGGGGAAGCAATCCGGGTTCTGGCGGTGATTTTTCGATCATTGGAGTGTTTCAGCTTGGGCGACCACTAGGCAGACGATGCGCGGCAAAATACGGCGGCGATCTGGCTATTAATACGACCGAGGGTGTATTTCCTTTGGGTAGAGGGTTATTGTCTGCCAGCGTTGATAGACGAGTGGCTTTGACCGACAAAATACAGAACAGTGTCTCAATAGCTGCCAATTCTTTTTCGTCAGCATTCGGGTGGCAATTGTGTCTTTTCCCCGAAGAAAACATGATGCTATTGAACGTACCGGCAACTGGCGGGGCGTATCAGTTTGCACAAAACACAATAACCGGCGCATGGACTAAATTTACTGGCTGGAATGCGAACGTGTTGTTGCGTGCCTCAACTGGGCTTTATTATGCAGACAACACCAAAGTCTACAAAGCGTGGGTGTCAAATGTTGACGTATCCGCGCCTATTCAATCTGACTGCCTGACCGCCTTCGGTTACTTTGGCAACAAGGCATTCAATAAGTATTTCACGATGGTTCGCCCGTATATTTTAACGAGCGGAAACCCGACCGCTGTTTACGGTCTGAATACAAACTACTTGGCACAAGACCCACAAGGT